CACCCTCACGCGCCCTCCCCTCTGCTGGCTGCCTCGTCAACATCACCAAGGGTCCACTCGCACGGCTGTGCAACTTATCAGCAGAACAATGCCTCAATCTCTGGTAAAACACAGGACCAACAAAGATGTTCGTCTCCATCTGCCTCCCTGTAAATCCGTTATAGAGGATCTCATTTCCATAGGGCTCCATCCCTAGAGAATCGCGGAGCAAGGAAGCCAGGCCTTCCACTGTAACAGAGTTAAAGGGTGTGCCATCACCCAGAGCCCCCACCTCGCATGCCACCTTGCCCATCAGCGTCTCCATCAGCTGAGCAATCGTCATGCGGCTAGGAATACAATGAGGATTAATGATGATATCTGGCACAATACCAGACGCGGTCTGCGGCATATCCTCCGCCTTCAGAATCATGCCACACGTACCCTTCTGGCCGTGACGTGAGCTGAACTTGTCACCAATCTCAGGAACACGATCCTGCCGCACACGGACCTTGGCAAAGGAATAGCCCTCGCCATTCCGATTGCGGAAGATGCGATCTACCCAGCCAATCTCGTTATTCCGCATAGTCCGTGAGACATCACGATACTTCTTCGTACCCGCCGGCACAACAGTACCCGTAGGAATCCGCAGAGGCACGACCTTCCCGATGAGAATATCGTCATTGTCCACATACACGTTCTCAGGAACGAAGCCATTCTCACCCAGCTTCTCGTAGTTCGCGTTCTTCATCTGTCGTGTCATGCCCGTATCAGGCTTATGGAATCGCTCTTCTTCCCCACTACTCTGGTTCTTCTTCTCCTCATCCTTGTACGTGCGGTAGAAGATACTGCGGAATCCACCGCGCTGCAGGAAGGCGCGATTGATCATGATAGAATCCTCCTGATTGTAGCCCGTGTACGTCATGATGGCCACCGTGATATTCTGGCCACACGGCATCGTCTGTGCACCGTAGAACTTGCTCATGAAGGGGCTCACCAAAGGAATCTGCGGATAACAGAGCATGTGCGCCATGGCATCAAAGCGTTCGCGGAAATTCAGCGCATACATGCCCATGGCCTGCTTACCCATGGCCGCCTGGTACGCATTACGGGGCGACTGATTGTGGTCTGGAAAGGGGATGATACTGGCCAGAGATCCGAGGATGCAAGAAGGATGAATCTCCACATGGGTCTTCTTGCTGTCTTCCAGAACATCCTTGTAGTTCATCGCAATATAGGAACCCTCGGTCTCACCAGGATCAATATACTCAACCAGATGGTGGCCACCAGGCGTCTTCCATAGAATGACCTCCTCCCATGTCTTCATATTGTGAATCTGTGTTTCTAGTTCCTTACTGCGCAACACCTCTCGCATAGCAGGAGCGAAGAGCACAGGACGAAGCATGCGCCCTGCCTCGGTAGTGATCCACAGCTCACGAAGCGCCATCTTCCAAATAATGCCGGTTTGGGGATGCAACTGGCACTCACGCTTGGCCGCCTGAAGAGCCTTTACCGTCGTATCAGTGACTGCTGGTGAAAGAGTACCGATCCAGGCACCGTTCAAGAATACGCGGGTGTCGCTGAATTTCTCCGCGATAGTGGATGCTGTGAGAGGCTTCAGAGTCTTAAGCGAAGCGATAAACTCATAGACTGTGCGCGGGTTGCTGAAGATGCTGACAATGGCCGTGGTCGCCATGTTCTTCACCACACCTACGGAATGGCCTTCTGGCGTCTCGGCAGGGCAGATATAGCCCCACTGAGTATTGTGCAGCTTGCGTGGCGCAATCAGCTTACCAGTCTTCTCAATTGGCGTGCTCACGCGGCGCAAGTGTGAGAGACCTGAGATGTAATTGAGACGGTTGAGAACCTGGGAAATTCCATTCTTGCTGGGACCACCGGCCTTGGCGGAACCAAAGTTACCCGTGGCCAAGCAAGTCTTGAGGCCGACCTCCAGATTTGTGGACTTGATGACTTTGTGGATATTGCTGATATTGAGAATCTCCTCGAAATTGCCAGTGGCCTTCCAGCTGCCGCCGTGAATCTCCTTGGCCAAATATGTCTTGATGTCCTTCACCATCATGGTGGAGAACTGGGTGCGGAAGAGATTGGCTAGAAGAAAGCCAGGCAAGTCAACGCGCTTATTAGGATACGAATCACGGTCATCATTGGGCATACGTGCACTCGCTACCCAGAGCACTTTGCGCGTCATATGCGCCAGAAAGCAGGCCTTCTCATAGGCCTTGTCCTCGCTGCCGATATGGGGAAAGAGCTCCTCAGCCAGAATATCACGGACGACCATTTGGGGGCGGTTGCCACGAGGAGCCCAGGTCTTGATATATGATGTGAGCGCCTCGAGCGCCTGTTCCTGCGTCTGCACATGGGCGGCCTCTGCCATGGATTCGTTGATAATGGAGTCAAAGGTGGTCTCATTGTCCTCGCCAAGAATGAGATCGAGGATATCACGATCGGCAGTGACACCGAGAGCACGGAATACGATGAACAGAGGAATGGGAGCCTTCATGCGGGGGAGAGTTGCACGGAGTAGCATGATTTGGGCATTCTTGGGATGATACATCATTCTCACGGCATTGGACTTGGGCACCTGGTCATTATCGGGACCGATGGATTTGACCTCAATGACCTCAAGCTCCTTGGCCGTATTACGATTGTTGCGAAAGACAAAGGGGCGATTCTCTGACATTCGCTCCTGGCTGATACAAACACGCTCGCCGCCCTGGATGATGAAATAGCCACCCATGTCCTCCGCGCACTCGCCGACACGGACAGGGTTCATGTGATTTTGGTTAGTGAGAAGACAGTATTCGCTGCCGACCATGACAGGAATCTTTCCGAGATGGACATTGGGGAAGAGGCGTTTACGAATGGCCTTCTTGCCACCCTGGGTATTGTCGACTTCAATATAAGTTACATTGATATCAACAAAGAGAGGAGCAGCATAGGTCAGATTCCGCAGCCTGGCATCATTTGGCATCATTGGAAGAATTGCACCGTTATTCTCGAAGATGGTAGGCTTCTTGAATTGGGGATTGACGAACTCGAGATGGACTTCGTACTCGCGATTAATGGGACCGAGGGGAGCTGCCACGGATGCCTCCTGGTTACCCATGAGAGCATTGGCAGCGGATGTGCTCAGACCTGTGGCTGAGGCGAGAGCGGAACGAGGACCACTCAGAGGAATTTCAGGACTGCCGCGAACAATAACGGGATTCACCATGGTAATGATTTCATGAATGTCGACTTTCATGAAATGATTGAAACTTTCAATTTGGTGACTGACGATTTGTTTTCCATCTGCCTGGCTAAAGTATAGCTCTAGAATCTTGTGCCAAAAGGTATTATCAGCAGACATTGTTTGTTGGGACTTTGATGAAGTGGATGCGGCGATATCAACTTTTACGGCAGACATACCTAACTTACTTTTCACATACCATTTAGATAGGAGGTAAAATGCCAGAGCTTCGTCAGTTGAATATTACAGGGGGTGCGGCACATGACTACAACAAATCAAAGGGATTAGTTGGAACTCGTAAGCGCAAGAAGACAAAGATGCAGGAGGAGGAACAAATGGGTGGCGATAGTCCGTCTGGTCCCAATTTAACACCTTCTTCTACGAATGTAGTTAAAAGAAACTTGACTATTTACAAAGGTGGTGCAGCACATGCCACACTTCCTGGGAGCCAGCCGCCGAATCCTCAAACTCTAAATGTGCCGGCAGTTAATGCAAGTTTGGCGAAAGGTACTATGCCTTTACCAATCCCTGCACCTCCTATTAATAAGGCAGAAACTGCACCTCTTCCTACATTTCCCACTCTACCTCCTTCTAGGCTACCCTCCATGTTAGGCGGTGCAGCTGCAGCTGCAGATTCAAAGGGCAAACTCACTCTTGCACCCCCTAAGAAAAAGACGAGATCTGCTGTTCTTCTGGCGCCCCCGGCACACCGTGCAAAAACACATCGCAAAGGTGTGCAGCAGACTCGCAAAATTCGCGTCCAACTCTCAGGTCTGAAAAAACGTATGACAAAGGCCAAGAAGATTCATAAGGATAGCCGCGATAAGTCAATCAATGAGATTCGCAAACTTCTGGAAGAGGCCAAATTGGTGAAGCCGCCTGTCCAGGGAAAGCCCCCTGTTCCTGAATCGGTGTTGCGTGACATCTATAAGGATTACCTTTTACTCCGTAATAGAGCTCTTTAATTCTAGTTTTAAAATTTGATATTTTTTGGCAATTTATCTTATATACACAATGGCAACCTTAGAACCTGTTTATATGAGTGACAAAAATTATGATATTCTTGTAAATTCTCTAAGAGAATCGTATCCTAATGCTTGTGTCTTGTATATTGATCGTGTTAATAACAAAGCTCTTTTAGAATCCTTTATTAAATATCGTGATGGTCTTGAGAAGCCAAACGAGCAGCGTCTTTATCATGGAACATCAGAATACGCAGTTCGCTCAATATGTAATGAAGGATATAAGGAAAAATATAGTAAAGTTAAGGTCTATGGACATGGGACTTACTTTTCATCTGCTGGTTCCTATAGTAAAAATTATTCAAAGGAAACAGGAAATGGTGAAAGTTTTATGATTGTAAATCGTGTAGCTCTGGGACCAAATGCAAGAGGAGACGGTAAAACAATCTTCGTTACTCCAGATGATCATGCAGCGTATCCTGAATATATTATCTGTTTTCACAAAAATGCAGAGCATCACACATAAACCCGAGACGCGTTATTCTTATAAGGCAAATGACTCAGAATCTAACAACTCTTTACCGTAAGTTTTATGAAACTTACAGTAAAAAGTACGGGCAAAACACGTGCATTCTTCTGCTCGTGGGTAAATTCTACGAATTGTATGACCTCGTTGACCCAGTCACAAACATCCCTTTTACATCTATGCGCAGAGCTATTGAAATGATGAATATTATGTTGAAGGAAAAGCCGAATTATGGACCCAAAAAGGAAATGGGGTTGTGGTCTGGATTTCCTGAGCAAAGTCTGCACAAATTTGCCCAGGTTCTCACCAAAGAAGGATGGACAGTTGTAGTGGTTGATCAAGTAAAGGATGCGGCTGAGCAAGTCATTGACCGTGTGCCGACGCGGATTTTGAGCCCTGGAACCCACGTAGAGACAGCAACTTCAGATCGTATGACAGTTGCTGCCATTTGGGTAAGTGTAACGGGACAGAGCGCAGCGGTACAAAGTAAAGAGGTACAAAGCGCGGCGAATACAATCGCAGCATCAATTCTTGATCTTACAACTGGCGAAGTATTTTCAATGCAGACAAAACAATCCGATGAAATTCTGCACATGCTCCAAGTGTATTGTGTAAAAGAGGTTGTTGTGACTTCTGTGCAGGCAGTTGACCAAGATACTCTTAAATCAATGTTCGGAATTTGTGGTCCCGCGCACCAAATCCCCTATTGCCCCAAGGACAATTTTGAAGGTGCCTTTGCCAGAGAAGAATATTTGCGCAAACTGTTTCGCCACAAGACCATGACACCTATTCGCACCATTCTGGGCATTGATTCTGCACCCTTAACTGAGCGATCACTATGTCTACTTCTCCGTTTTATTGAAGATCATTTCCCCCAACACGCCGAAAAACTCACCAGCCATGAACTCTATACACCTGCCGATTATATGAGACTTTCTAATAATATTATAGAACAGCTTAACATAATTACTACGAACGGTCAGCGTTCTATTTTACATCTGCTTGAGCGCACACATTCGGCTGTTGGAAAACGTACTCTTCGAGAACGTATTTTGCGCCCTATTACTGATACAAAGGAGCTTGAGAATCGCTGGAATCAGGTGGAGTTTGCCTTTCATGGAGAGTCAAATCATAGTATTGAACGTGATCTGAGAGCACTATATGATCTTCCTCGTCTTCATTATAAGTTTGCTGAAGGGAATATCACATCTCTTGATATTCTCCAGATGTTCCAGAGTTATAGCGCCACTGCTTGTCTCATTAAGAATCTCAAGGGGACACCGCTGGAAATGGATAGCTGGCTCGAAGACTTTATTCAAGAGTTTCGCCATCAGTTCAATAGTCTATTTGATGAGGAGAAGGCTAGGAAAAGAGAAGATGGTCAGCCTTTGGGCTTTCTCACTTCATTATCGGGTCCGCAGACTGCGGCAATTGAGCTCAAAATTCAGAGTTTGCAAGACTCTTGGAATGCAATATGGCAGCTATTTTGCAAGGCCTCGGGCACTGCGCCAGATTCCTTTTCGTTGGAGAAAAAGTCTGATGGTCAATATTCTTGGGAGGGACCTCGTTCTTCCTTGAAAAGTATCCAAGCCTTCCTTTTTACAAAGTCTGATAAATGTTTGACCAGCATCGAGATTGATCATAAGAAATCGGGACCCATTACTCTGCATTGTGTAGAATTCTACACATTTTCTGATAAGCTGCGGAGCCTCCTTCTTGATTTGGATTCTGTATTAAAAAGGGAGGCTCGTGATGTATGTGATACTCTATGGGAGACGGTGCACAGATTCCAGAATTCTTGGTTCGAGTGGCTGGGACGTGTTGATTGCACGATGGCATTGGGGGCGGTGGCTCGCGATTTGAAGTGGTCGCGGCCTTCTGTTGGGGAGCATTTGGAGATTGAGGGGTTGCGGCATCCGTTGCTCGAAACAGCTCAGACACGGGCAGAATATGTGAAACATTCGGTTTGTTTGGGCAGAAACACAAGCAGTCGAGGCTGGCTAATTTACGGCGTCAATGCTAGTGGTAAGTCGAGTTTGATGAAGGCCGTTGGTATTTCTGTAATCTTAGCCCAGGCAGGATCATTCGTACCAGCGGATTCTATGTGCATTAGACCCTATGATGCGGCCTTCAGTCGTATTTGGAGTCATGATAATGTATGGGCAGGACTTTCGAGTTTTGCAGTGGAAGTGGCTGAGCTGCGAGATATTTTGAATTCGGCTACTCAGCGTAGCCTGGTACTTGGCGATGAAGTTTGTAGTGGCACCGAGTCATCTTCAGCCACTGCACTGGTGGCAAGTGTTCTGGAGCATCTTGACACAAAGGGATGTCATTTCATGTTTGCTACCCATCTTCATGATTTGCTCAAAGTGCCTGGGTGTTTGCCGCGACCTGGAATTTCGGTATGGCATTTGCGAGTAGAGAGGACTGCTGAAGGGAAACTCATTTATGACAGAACTCTGCAACCAGGAAGTGGTTCCTCAATGTATGGTTTGGAAGTGGCACGGGCAATGGGACTTCCAATGAGTGTTATGGAACGGGCTATTCAGATTCGGCGATCTCTGGGAGGTGAAGTGGCACCAGAGGCGGCTCCCAAGAGTAGCTGGAATTCTGCAATTCAACGATCTCTTTGTGAAGTCTGTGGTTCGGCGACTGTGCGCGACTTGGAGGTACATCATATTAATCATAGAGTGGCGGGTGGGGGCAATGAATTGAGGAATCTTGTAGTGCTATGTGATACATGTCACGATAAGACGCATTCTGGGAAACTGGAGATTGGGGAACTGAAGATGACCTCTGAAGGTCTTGAGAGGATTGTTAAGAGTCCTCAGCCTCTGCAACTGCAGGCAAAAGCCGAAAAAAAGAGTAAGTGGACTGAGGAAGAGATGGAGACCATCCGTACCACAATCAAAACATTCGCAGGACGCCCTTTAACACGAACCTGTCTGGCGCTAGAAGAACAAGGAATTCATATAACAACGGTGCAACTCAAGAAGTTTATTTAGAAGATCTTGATTTTCTAGACTTCTTTGCCTTCTTTGAGGCTTTTGATTTCTTAGTAGTGCGTTTCTTATTGCGGTAACCACCTTGCATATTAGCAAATTCATCTACTCCAACTCCTAATTCTTCTTCCATTTGTTTATTTTGAGTTTCATGTAATTCTCTATAAAGTCTATCAAGTTCATTTTTATCAAAATCATTGATACCGTTACACTTATTTAAAATTACATCTATATCTTTTTGTAAATTTTCTATTATTGCATTTTTATCTCCTTCTAAACCTCGTGCCCATGCATTCAATTCAGCATTATTCGCCATATCTAATATTTCTATATATTTTTAGGAACTTTGCTGGATCGTTGCACCTGCGGGAACCTGGGGCATCGCGATGTAGGTCATGGGACCGGCAGGCCCAGCAGGTCCCGCAGGACCGGCAGGTCCCACAGAGCCTGCAGGGCCAGGAGGACCTGCGGGTCCAGGTACACCAGGGGCACCCCCATGTCCAGCAGGACCAGGAGCACCCGCATGGCCTGCAGGACCCGCAGGACCGGCAGGACCCGCAGGACCCGCAGGACCCGCAGGACCAGTCACCACACTAGGAGATGATGCGCTCATCTTGAGAAGAGCTAGCGCCTTCTTCAGCTCCAAGATCTCATTCTTAATTGCACGAACCTCATTACCGAGAGGATTTCCACGCTGATAATTCAAACCACCTCCATTCAGAACAGAGCTCATTAAGTTTCTGGAAACAAAGCATCTTCTTTTACACACAACTTATACGCACATCAGGCCGGGACTAAAGTGCCCAAAGGCAACTAAAGTCCCAAAGGGGCACTAGCCGCCTTAAAATTGATTTCACACAACAGTCCAGAGGAATATCCCACCAAAATGATTATTCCTATCCGGTGTTTCAGCTGTAATAATGTTATTGCCGATAAGTGGAATTACTATAAAAATGAACTGAAGAAACGTCGGGGTAATTCTGAAGACCGATTCTATATGGATGGCAGTCAAATTCCTCAAACTGTTGAGCTCGAAATCATGAACAAGCTAGGATTCAAGCGTCCTTGCTGTCGCAAACAGTTTCTCACCCACGTTGATCTTATTGAGAAAATCTAAATTTTATACTTGCTAATCAGCAGATGGAGCTGTTTATTCCTGGACTCATAGTATTTGTATTAGCCGCATTTTTCATATTTTTGATTATGCCTCGTATGGGAACTCCTATTCTTGTCGGTGCCTCTATGCTCGCCTTAGTTCTCGCAGGCTGGCATCACTATGCAATGTTCTCCGTGGAATACAAGCAAAGCACTTGGCAACACGGACTTACTGCATACGCTCCTTGGATTGCCTTATTTGGCGGTCTAATATTCATAATAGGTGCTCTCCAATGGGTACTTGGCAAAGGCGGAGCCAAGACAAACGAAACACCGGTCGACGTCATCTCCAAATCCTTAAACACATCTATTAATTCCATGCCTCCTGCAAGCACAGCATCAAACCCTATTACGGCGGCTCTTAATACAGGTATCCGAAACATGAAAAACTCACCACTCATTCCTGGACTGGGTTTCTCAAGTTCACAAGTGTAAATATTTAATGATAATAGAATGGTTCGTGTGACCAGGAAACAAGGAAAACAAGGAAAACAAGGAAAACATAACAAAGAAAAGGCATCAAAGGCAAATGCAGCAAAAGCAATGACTGTACCACAACTCAGAAAGTCATTTGAACATATTGATACCTTCATTAAGACAAAAAATCCCGATGTTGACTCCTTTATGAAGGAATGGAAGAAGGTATTTGGCAAGGAAGTCAGTCGCGAGGCTGCGTCCGATTACTTGAAGGTTTGTGAGAGTAAGAAGTCAAAGTCAAAAAAGGCAATGAGTGGTGGTGGAGCAGTTGCGATTACTCCCGCCCCTCTTGGTTATGATCTTCGTGCAGGCGCCCCAGTTCCTCATGGCTCATTTCCCGAATATGTGAGCGGCGGCTTTGGTTTTGCGAATAATCCATCCTTCTCTAACACAACTGAGGTTGTAGATTTCCCTCTTCCCCCGGCCGACTTAGGATCCCATCGTTTCGTAAAACTTGCAGGAGGAAAGCGCAAAACCAAGAAAACACGCAAAACCAAACAACGTGGAGGAGCAGTATTTAATGCTTCATCTGCTGCATCTATGGCCGAGGTTCTGAGCCGACCTGTTCTCGCCCCCGCTGGTGCACCTAACCATCTCTATATGACGCAAATGGCAGCCAAAGGTGTAACTGGATTCGCAACTGCTAACCCTGAGAATCACACCTTCAATTTCCCACAAAACCCAACTACATACTCTGCCAGTGTATCAGCCAAGTTTTAAAGGCGGGTTAAGAAAACCACCAGGAACTTTAGATTTAGAATGTCTACATCTAATGTTCAGCCCATGGAGACAAAACTCCATGCCGCAAATCCAAATACCATTGTTTCCAGAAAATTACTGGAAACATATTTCCGAACAGTAGACTACCCTTTTACACGCCATCATATAGATTCTTTCGATCAATTTGTCACACAAGATATTCCCGCAATTCTAAAAGGCAATAATCCCTTTCTTATTCTCAAGGAATTGAATCCCAAGACAAATGCCTATATGTATCGCGTAGAAATCTTCATTGGCGGCCTGAATGGTGACGAAATTGAGATAGGAACTCCAACCATCGCTCTGCAGAAAGCAAAAGAGGTTCGTGTACTATTCCCTAATGAAGCCCGTCTCAGAAATCTGTCATATGCATCCACTGTATATGCCAATGTTCTTGTGCGCATAACCATTACTCTGCCTTCCACTGAGCCCAATCAAATAGAAGAACCTCAGATTACTACGCGCGAGTATAAGCGAATGCCTCTATTCCAATTACCCATTCTTTTACACAGTCGCTTTTGTATTCTCCACGGAAAGCCAGCCTCTTTTCTAAAAGAAGCTGGCGAGTGCCCCCAAGACCAGGGAGGCTATTTCGTCGTCGATGGTTCCGAGAAAGTGCTCATAACCAGACAAGAACAGGCCTTTAACACATTCTACGTGCAACAGCAACCGAACAATGACAAAGTTAAGACATATGGTAACATAACCTGTCTATCGTCTGAGACTCGCCAAGTGAAAGTCGTATCTTTCCATTGGTCACGTGAAACAGATACTCTTCTCGTAACACTCCCCTTTGTCCGTGCTCCTGTTCCTATTTTCATGCTCTTCCGCGCCATGGGTGTGCAATCAGACCAAGACATTCTGTCTTTGATTTATCCTGATCTCGAATCCCCTGAGGCTAAACTCGCCATCCCAGAATTGCTCACCAGCATTTCCGAGAGTTTTCCCTTCATGGACTCCTATTCTGCGATCCAGTTTATTAAAGCAATGACAAAGGGATTTAGCGAGGAGCACGTATATGATATCTTATTCAATCAGACCTTTGTGCATATCTCAGATAAATATGGCGGAAGTCGCGTCCATTTCTTGGCCGATTGTGTACGTCGTTTCATGCGTGTCCATCTCGGTATTGACCCGAATGCTGATAAGGATGACACTCGTAATCAGCGTGCTCTCACCAGTGGCTATCTAATTCGCATGCTCTTTGCCAATGCCTATAATAATTGGAAGAGAGCTGTTCGTCTTGCAGTCGATAATGAATACGCCTATAATATTGAGACCTATTCTGGCATGAAATTCGTTAATATTTTTAGCGAGGGAAATACCCAGAAACTCTTTATAACTCCTGGCCGTTCCGAGAAGGGCAAAAGCAAGGGTGTCACAATTACTGACGGCATCATGCGCGGCTTCAAAGGGAAATGGGTCACAGGCGGATCAGGTGGAGGAGGGGCACTTGGCCACAGTGACGAAAAGTCTGGTGTTCTGCAAGCATTGTCGCGCATTTCTTATCTGGATTTTATGAGCCATACACGTCGCGTTGTTCTGAATTTCGACACGGGTATGAAACTCACTCGTCCTCGTCAGTTGCACACCAGCCAATATGGCTATTATTGCACAAATGAGACACCTGGTGGAGCGTCAATTGGTATCACTAAGAATCTGGCACTTATGACAATGATTTCCGTTGCCTGCCCGCCGGCACCTGTGATTGCCATCTTAGTACAAAGAGGTTGGGTCATTCCGTGTTCTGAGATGCGCACCGACTTGATGCGCGTGGCTGTACCCTTTTTCTTGAATAATGGTATTATTGGATATACTCTGCAGCCCTTTGAACTTGTCGAAGTCTTGAAACTCATGAAATGGACTGGATGTCTGCCTGTTTTATCGAGTATGGGATTTTCGATTCGCAATCGCCGCGTATTCTTATTCTTGGAAGAGGGAAGACCTTCGAGACCGCTGATTCATTTGGAGAAGGGCGGAAAACTTGTGAAGGAGCGGCTGGAGAATCCAAAGTCTTGGCGCGACCTGGTTCTGGGTTCGTATCCTAAGACGGCCAAACATGGTCTGAGTACAACAGTCGTGGTCGATCCGTTCGCCGAAATCCAAGGCCAGATTCCGCTAGCTGAATATAAGAAAGTTCTTGAGCCCTATATTGGAATCATTGAATACGTTGACCCGTATGAGCAAAATGAGGCCTTTATTGTGAATTTCCCTGAGCATCTGACTCCTGAGGCATCGCACATGGAAATCCACCCTTGTACCATCGTGTCGATTGTGAACGGAATGATCCCTTTTGCAAATTTCAATCAGTCACCGCGTAATCAGTTGTCTTGCTCACAGTCCAAACAAGCTATAGGAATGTACTCCACGAATTTCCAAAATCGCTATGATAATGCGGCCAATATTCTATGCTATGGCGAGTCACCTATTGTTCGCACCTTGACCTATGATATTCTTGGAGAAGGTCAAATGCCGTATGGTCACAATCTCGTAATGGCAATCATGTCGTTCCAGGGATATAACCAGGACGACGGTATTGTCTTTAATGAGGACAGTTTCCAGCGTGGTATGTTCCGTAATATAAATTACCGTAGCTATGAGACATTTGAAGAATATGATAAAATGACTGGGTCGCGCACTACAGTTGCAAATCCTCTGCGTATTCACGAATGGACGGATTTGAAGCCTGGGCGTGATTATACCAAGCTGGATGATCGCGGTATTATTAAGGTGGGCGAGCTAGTTGATGAGGATACGGTAATTGTCGGCAAGTATATGCAAGATAAATCTGGAAAAATCAAGGATGCCTCTCTTACACCGCAAGTGTGGACATCAGGACGCGTTGAGTCTGTGGTAGCGACTGTGAATAATTCTGGAAATCTGCTGGTCAAGATTCGTATAACACAGGACAGAACACCGGAACTTGGTGATAAGTTTAGTACTCGCCATGGGCAAAAGGGTACTATTGGAATGCGCTTCCGTGCTCATGATCTGCCTCATACCGCGGACGGTCTCGTGCCCGATATGTTGGTAAATCCTCACTGTATTCCGAGTCGTATGACGATCGCCCAGCTCATGGAGATGATATTCGGCGAAGTGTGTTATAAGAATACTATGATTGGTGACGCGACTCTGTTCATGAGTGATGCGAGCGCGCCAGAGGCCATAGGAAAGGTGTTAGAGGGTCAATTTGGTATGGAGAAGACGGGCAATCACATTTTGTATGACGGCGCTTCAGGTGTGCAGATGCCGACGACGATTTTTATGGGTCCGGTGTTTGCCATGAGACTGAAGCACATGGTGGAGGACAAGTGGAATGCGCGTGCTGAGGGGCGCAAGGAGCAGAAGACGCACCAGCCGACGGGTGGGCGTGGGGCACAGGGTGGATTGCGCATTGGCGAGATGGAGCGCGATACGGTTATATCACATGGAATATCGAATTTCTTGCGCGAATCGATGATGGAGCGCGGTGATAAATACAAGATGGCGGTCTGCAATACCACTGGACTGATTGCCATTTACAATCCGGCGAAGAATCTCTTCTTAAGTCCTATGGCAGA